ATGAACGATATGGAATGGCGCGGGATCGCTGATCCCGAAGGACCGTTCGCGGCCGGGGAAGCCCTGCCGCGGGGGGGCGTGAAGCCGGTTGCGAGTGCGGAGGCAGCGATGGATCCACATGAGGCCATCGCCGTCGCTGAAGGGTTGTTCTGGTCCTATGTCAAGGATCTCAAGCGTCACGAGGCCGCATTGGAGGCCCGGCAGAGCGGGGCCGTGGACCCGGCCGAGCTGAAGGAAGCCATGCAAACCGCGAAGGTCGTCCGCGAGGCGGTCGGCCTTCTCATGGCGGAAAGGAACAGGGTTGACAAGTTACGCAAGGATATCGCCGGAGGGGTCGGGTGCGGAAGCCTCGACCTTGGCCAGGCACGAGATGAGATCGGGCGCCGCCTGGCTTGCCTCCGCAGCGCCGGAGGACGTTGACGCATTCCTGGGCGGGCTGTCGGAGAACGCACTGATGGCGCTGCCCTGGCTGTTCGAGTTCTGGGCCCTGCCGCACCAGTTGCCCCCCGAGGGTGACTGGAAGACCTGGGTGATCATGGGCGGGCGCGGCGCGGGCAAGACCCGTGCCGGGTCCGAATGGGTGCGGCGGATGGTCGAGGGGCCGACCGCCGCCGCACCGGGGAAATGCCATCGCGTGGCGCTGGTGGGCGAAACCTTTGACCAGGTGCGCGAGGTGATGGTGTTCGGCGAAAGCGGGATCCTTGCCTGTTCGCCCCCCGACCGGCGGCCCGTCTGGGAAGCCGGGCGCAGGCGGCTGGTGTGGGCCAATGGCGCGACCGCCACGGTTTATTCCGCGCATGAGCCCGAGGCGCTGCGCGGGCCGCAGTTCGACGCGGCCTGGGCGGACGAGCTTGCCAAGTGGAAGAAGTCCGAGGATGTCTGGGACATGCTGCAATTCGCGCTGCGGCTGGGCGAGCATCCCCAGCAGGTCGTGACCACCACCCCGCGAAATGTGGGCGTGCTGAAGCGGATCCTGGGTAACGCCTCGACGGTCACGACCCATGCGCCCACGGATGCGAACCGCGCCTATCTGGCGGAGAGCTTTCTGGCCGAGGTGGCGTCACGCTATGGCGGGACGCGGCTGGGGCGGCAGGAGCTGGACGGGGTGCTGCTGGACGATGTCGAGGGCGCGCTGTGGACCACGGCGATGCTGGAAGGCGCCCGGGTGGAACGCGCGCCGAAGCTGTCGCGCGTGGTCGTGGCGGTCGATCCGGCGGTGACGGCGGGCAAGGCCAGCGACGAATGCGGGATCGTGGTCGCGGGTGTCGTGGCCGAGGGCGAGCCGGGAAGCTGGACCGCCTATGTGCTGGAGGATGCCACGGTGAAGGGCGGGCCGCTGGATTGGGCGCGGGCCGCCATTGCCGCGATGGACCGCCACGGCGCCGAGCGACTGGTGGCCGAGGTGAACCAGGGCGGTGACCTAGTGGAAAGCGTGATCCGGCAGGTGGATCCCCTGGTCCCGTTCCGCGCCTTGCGGGCGGGCCGGGGCAAGGGGCTGCGGGCCGAGCCTGTGGCAGCGCTGTACGAGCAGGGGCGGGTCAAGCACCTGCGCGGGCTGGGCGCGCTGGAGGATCAGATGTGCCAGATGACGGTGCGCGGCTTTGAGGGGCGCGGGTCGCCTGACCGGCTGGATGCGTTGGTCTGGGCGATCCACGAACTGGTGATCGAGCCGGGGGCAAGCTGGCGGCGGCCGCAGATGCGGCGGCTGTGAGGCAAGGCTGGGGGCCTCGCGCCCCCAGACCCCTGCGGGATATTTGGACCAAGATGAAAGGGCCGCCGTCTGGCGGCCCTTTTTCGTTGGCAAGGAGGCAAATGATGGCGTTTCGATTGTTTTCGCGGGAGGAGAAGCAGGCCCCCGTGCCGGAAAGAAAGGCCAGTGCGACGGGCCGGGTCGTGGCCTTTGCCAGCGGCGGCAGGACCGTCTGGTCGTCGCGCGACACGGCCAGCCTGACGCGCGGCGGCTTTGTCGGCAATCCGGTAGGCTTTCGCTGCGTCAAGCTGATCGCCGAGGCGGCGGCGGCGGTGCCTTTGGTCTGCGAGGATCGCGAGCGGCGCTATGACGTGCATCCGGTGCTGGATCTGCTGCGGCGACCCAATCCGGGGCAGGGCCGGGCGGAACTGTTCGAGGCGCTGTTCGGGCAGATGCTGCTGTCGGGCAACGGCTATGTCGAGGCTGCGGGACTTGGGGCGCAGGGTCTGCCCGAGGAACTGCACGTCCTGCGGTCGGACCGGATGAGCATCGTTCCCGGCGCGGATGGTTGGCCCGTGGCCTATGACTATTCGGTCGGAGGGCGCAAGCATCGTTTTGACATGACCGGAAGTCCCGATCCGATCTGCCATATCAAGTCCTTCCACCCTCAGGATGACCATTACGGTCTGTCGCCCATGCAGGCGGCGGCGGTGGCGCTGGATGTGCATAACAGCGCGTCGGCCTGGTCCAAGGCGCTGCTGGACAATGCGGCGCGGCCTTCCGGGGCCATTGTCTACAAGGGCGTTGACGGGCAGGGCGTCCTGTCGCCCGAGCAATACGACCGGCTGGTAAGTGAAATCGAGATGAACCACCAGGGCGCGCGCAACGCGGGCCGCCCGATGCTGCTGGAAGGCGGACTCGACTGGAAGCCGATGGGGTTCAGCCCCAGCGACATGGAGTTTCACGAGACCAAGCTGTCGGCGGCGCGGGAGATCGCCTTGGCCTTCGGCGTGCCGCCGATGCTGCTGGGGATCCCCGGCGACGCGACCTATGCCAATTATGCCGAGGCGCACCGGGCGTTCTATCGGTTGACGGTGCTGCCGCTGGCCACGCGGGTCGCGGCATCTGTTGCCTGGTGGCTGTCCGAGCATCTGGGTGCCGAGGTCGATCTGCGCCCCGACCCCGACCGCATCCCGGCGCTTGCCGAGGAGCGCGACCAGCAATGGAAGCGGATCGGCGAGGCGCTGTTCCTGACGGATGCGGAAAAGCGGGCGCTTCTGGGCCTGCCGCCCCTGGCCGGGGCGTGACCTTATGGAAGGGTCGCGTTTCGTCAAGGACGGCTTTGGCTGGCATGACCAGCGGTTCGAGGTCCAGGAGCGGATCATGGCGCTGCAGTTCGGCACCATGGAGAAGCGGCTGGAGCGGATCGAGGCGCTGATCGAGGGGCTGGAGCGGCGGCTGTGGATGACCGTCTATGGCGTCGTCGCGGTGATCCTGACGCAGGCGGTGCAGGGCATTCTGGAATTTGCGCCCAAAGGAGGCTGATGGATGGTTCCGGGACTTGAGGTGAAATTCGCGGGCGGTGCGCCCGTGCTGTCGGACGGGCAGGTGATCGAAGGCTATGCCAGCCTGTTTGGCCTGACCGACCAGGGCGGCGACGCGGTGGCGCCCGGGGCGTTCCAGGCGTCGCTGGCGCGGCTGGCGGCCAAGGGCGACAAGGTGCGGATGTTGTGGCAGCACGACCCCGCCAAGCCCATTGGCGTCTGGGACGAGATCCGCGAGGACGAGAAGGGCCTGTGGGTCAAGGGCAGGCTTCTGCCCGAGGTGGCCCAGGCCCGCGAAGCCGCGGCACTGATCCAGGCGGGGGCCATCGACGGGTTGTCGATCGGCTATCGCACGATCCGCGCTGAACGTGACAAGCAAGGTCGCCGGGTGCTGGCCGAGGTCGAGTTGTGGGAGGTGTCCCTGGTCACCTTCCCGATGCTGCCCGAGGCCAAGGTCGGTCGCAAGGAGGCGGACGACCTGCGCGAGGTGGCGGCGCTGTTCACGGCGGCAGCGGAAGCCTTGCGGAATTGAGATCGGCGGGTGCGTGCAGGCACGCATCCCAGGGTTTGGACTGCCAAGGCGGTCCGAAGGCAGGGGCGGCCAGAACGGGCGGCGACCCCGATCATCGTGATGAGGAGAAGATCATGACCGAGGTGAAAGCCGCGGAGGGTGGCGGCACGGCTGCCGACCTGAAGGGGGCCATGCTTGGGTTCGTCAGCGAACTCAAAGGCTTTCGTGATGACATTCAGAAGAAATTCACTGCACAGGAAGAGCGCATGAACATGCTTGATCGCAAGACCGCCATCCGTGGCCGCACCCCTCTGTCCGCCACCGCCGAGGTCGAGGTGCCCCACCAGAAGGCGTTCAACGCCTATCTTCGCAGCGGCGACGATGACGGCCTGCGCGGCCTTGTCATCGAGGAGAAGGGCCTGACGGTTGCCAGCGACGGCGGCTTCCTGGCGGCGCCGCAGGTTGCGGAAACGGTGCAGAACGTGCTGCGGTCGGGTGCGTCGCTGCGCAAGTTGGCAAACGTGGTGACGATCGAATCCGCCAGCTATGAGGTGCTGGTCGAGAAGGGCGAGACCGCCGCGGGCTGGGCCACCGAAACCGGTGCGCCCGAGACGGCATCCGGCCAGATCGAGCGCATCTCGATCCCGCTGCACGAGCTTTCGGCCATGCCCAAGGCCAGCCAGCGTCTGCTGGACGACGCGGCTTTCGATGTCGAGGCCTGGCTGGCCGAGCGTATCGCCGACAAGTTTGCCCGGTCCGAAGCCGCGGCCTTCATCACCGGCGACGGCGTGGCCAAGCCCAAGGGGATCATGGCCTATCCGACCGCGCCCAACGCCTCGGCAGGAGATGGCAAGATCGGCGTGATCGAGACCGGCACGATGGGCGGGTTCGACACGGGGGCCCCTGCGGATGCGCTGATCGACCTGATCTATGCCCTGGGGGCCGAATATCGGGTCAATGCCAGCTTCGTCATGAACTCGAAGACCGCCGCCGCCATCCGCAAGATGAAGGATGCCGACGGGCGCTTCCTGTGGACCGATGCGCTTGCCGCAGGGCAGACCCCGCAGCTGCTGGGCTATCCTGTCCTGATCAGCGAGGACATGCCCGACATCGGGACGGACGCCAAGGCCGTCGCCTTTGGCGACTTCCGCGCCGCCTATACGATTGTCGAACGTCCCGACCTGCGCGTCCTGCGTGACCCGTTCAGCGCCAAGCCGCATGTGCTGTTCTACGCGACCAAGCGCGTCGGCGGCGGCGTGACGGATTTCCGCGCCATCAAGCTGCTGCAGTTCGCCTGATCCCGGATCGCGGGACCAGGTGAGGGAAAGACCGCGCGCGGGTCGCTGGCCATTCCGGCTTTGCAACTGTCCGCGCGCGCTTATGGCCGGCGCGCGGGCGCGGTCTTTCCCGACTTGATGCGACGGCAAGGCCCAAGGGCGGCCTTGTCCCGGTGGATGACAAGCGGACAGCAGGACGGGAGGTTCGCGAGATGATGCTGATCGAGGAAACGGCGCCGGCAGCCGAGGCGCTGCCTGTCGCGGCGCTGCGCGAGCATCTGCGGCTTGGAACAGGGTTCGAGATTGCAGACGACACGGCGGAAGACATGGCCCTGGCAGGGTTCCTGCGGGCCGCGATCGCGACGATCGAGGCGCGGACCGGAAAGGTCCTGCTGACGCGGCGCTTCACGATGCAACTGGACGACTGGCGCGACCGGCTGGGCCAGACGCTGCCCCTGGCGCCCGTGACGCAGGTCGAGAAGGTCGAGATCGACGACGGCATGGGCACAGTGACTGAGGTTCCGCAGGAGAACTGGCGCCTTCTGCCGCACGGGCAGCGGCCGATGATCCTGCCGACCGGGGTGATCCTGCCGCATGTTCCCCGGCGTGGGACAGTCAGCGTGACCTTTGTCGCGGGCTTCGGCGATAGCTGGTCGCAGGTTCCGGCGGATCTGGCGCAGGCGGTTCTGATGCTGGCCGCGCGTTATTACGAGGATCGCGGACATGACGGCACGAAGGGCGGGATGCCCTTCGGGGTCAGCGCGCTGATCGAGCGCTGGCGTCAGGTCCGGACGCTGGCCGGGCGCGGCAGCCGCGAGGCGCGGCGATGAGCGTGCCGAACCTGAATGTCCGGCTGGAACTGGAAGGCTCGGTTCGCCAGGGGGACGGAATGGGCGGCTATCGCACCGTCTGGCAGCGGATGGGAACCCTGTGGGCCGAGATGAAGGCCGGCGCCGGCCAGGAACGCGGGGCCGAGGTCGCACCGGAAAGCGTGGTGTCCTGGCGGATCACGGTACGGGGCGCCAGGGCAGGCGATCCTCGGCGTCCTGCGGCTGGCCAGAGGATGCGGATGGGACAGCGCCTGTTCGTCATCGAGGCCGTGGCCGAGCGTGATGGGGCGGGCCATTGGCTGACCTGCTTTGCCCGAGAGGAGGCCCAGGCATGAGTTATGCAGCAAGCGTCGCCCTGCAGGGGGCGGTGTATCAGCATCTGCGCGCCGATGCGGCGCTGAGCGACCTGGTAGGCGATGCGATCTTCGACGCGATGCCTGTCGATGCGCCTTCGGGCGTCTTTGTCTCGCTTGGTCCCGAGGATGTGCGGGATGCCGGGGACATGACGGCGGCGGCGTCGCAGCACGATTTCGTCGTGTCGGTCCTGTCGGGCGCGGACCTCGGCGCGGGCTTTGCGGCGGTCAAGGCGGCAGCCGTGGCGGTGGCCGATGCCTTGGACCAGGCCCCCCTGGCGCTGAGCCGGGGGCGGCTGACGGGTTTGTGGTTCCAACGCGCAAGGGCGCGTCGGGTGGAAAACGGTGCTGCGCGGCGGGTCGATCTGACCTTCCGGGCGCGGATAGATCTGGGCTGAGGAGTAGAGCCAATGGCGGCACAGAATGGACGCGATCTTCTGATCAAGATGGACATGACCGGCGACGGGGCGTTCGAGACGATTGCCGGGCTGCGCGCCTCGCGCCTGTCGTTCAACGCCGAGACGGTCGATGTGACCAGCCTGGAAAGCGAAGGCGGCTGGCGCGAGCTTCTGGGCGGGGCCGGGGTCCGCAGCGCATCAATCTCGGGATCGGGCGTTTTCCGCGACGCCAATACCGACGGGCGGGCGCGCCAGATCTTCTTTGACGGAGAAGTGCCGCGCTTCCAGGTGGTGATCCCGGACTTCGGCACGGTGGAAGGCCCGTTCCAGATCACTGCGCTGGAATATGCCGGCAGCTATAACGGCGAGGCGACATATGAGGTGACGATGGCCTCGGCCGGGGCCTTGGCCTTCGTGGCGCTGCCATGACGAACCCGTTGCGCGGTGAGGTCGAGGTTGTGCTGGACGGCACGCCTTATGTCGCACGGCTGACATTGGGCGCCTTGGCCGAACTGGAACACGACCTGGGCGCAGACAGTCTGATGGCCATTGCCGCGCGCTTCGAGGCAGGCCGCTTCAGCAGCCGCGACGTGCTGGCGGTGCTGGTGGCGGGCCTTCGCGGCGGCGGCTGGCGCGGCGCGGCGGCGGACCTTCTCACTGTCGAGATCGGCGGCGGTCCGGTCGCGGCGGGCCGTGCCGCGGCCGAGCTTCTGGCGCGGGCGTTCCGGATCGCGGCATGAGCGGGGGCCTGGACTGGCCCGGCCTGATGCGGGCCGGGATGCGCGGGCTGGGGCTGCGCCCGGACCAGTTCTGGGCGCTGACCCCTGCCGAACTGGCGCTGATGCTGGGCGTCGAGGCGGGGCCGCCCGCCATGACACGCGACCGGCTGGCGGAACTGGCCGCGCGCTTTCCCGACCGCCCGCGTGACACTTCTGGATAAGGGGCAAGGCTTATGGCCAACAAGGACGGTTTCACCACGACATTGGACGAGCTTGACCAAGGCTTCGGCCAGACCAGCCGCATGACTGCCGCATTCGAGGCAGAATTGGAGCGGCTGCGGCAATCCATGACGGTCACTGCCCGCGAGGTCGGCTCGCTCAGTTCCGGCATCGAGGGGGGGCTGCGACGGGCCTTCGACAACCTGATCTTCGACGGCGAGAAGCTGTCGGACGCGCTGAAGGGCATCGGGCGGTCGATCTCGGACACGGTCTTTTCCATGGCGATGAAGCCGGTCGAGAATGCGCTTGCCGGTTCGTTGGCCCAGGGGATCGGGGGAATGCTGTCGGGCGCGGTGCCCTTCGCCGATGGCGGGGCCTTCGTGCAGGGGCGCGTCATGCCCTTTGCCAAGGGCGGGGTCGTCAGCCAGCCTACGCATTTCCCGATGCGCGGCGCCACCGGCCTGATGGGCGAGGCTGGCCCCGAGGCGATCATGCCGCTGCGCCGCGGCGCGGACGGTCGGCTGGGCGTGGCGGCCGCAGGTGGCGGGTCGCGGGCGGTCAACGTGACGGTCAACGTCTCGACCCCCGATGTCGCGGGCTTCCAACGCAGCCAGTCGCAGATCGCGGCGCAACTGGGCCGGGTTCTGGCCCGCGGCGAACGCAACAGCTGAAACAGGGACGGCAATGGCATTTCACGAGGTAAGATTTCCCGCAAACCTGTCCTTCGGATCGGTGGGCGGGCCGGAACGGCGGACCGAGATCGTCGCGCTTGCCAGCGGGTTCGAGGAACGCAACACGCCGTGGGCCCATGCACGGCGCCGCTATGACGCCGGGATGGGCCTGCGGTCGCTGGACGACCTGTCGGCCTTGGTTGCATTCTTCGAGGCGCGGGCGGGGCAGCTGCATGGGTTCCGCTGGAAGGATTGGTCCGACTACAAAAGCTGCCTTCCGTCGCGTGCGCCGTCCTTCAGCGATCAGGTCATTGCGAAGGGTGACGGCGTGACGAAAGTCTTTCAGCTGACCAAGACCTATTCATCCGGACCTGGCCACTATACCCGGCCGATCAACAAGCCGGTCAAGGACAGCGTCCGCGCGGGAATCGGTGGCAGCGAAGTGTTCCCCGGCGCCCACTATCAGGTCGATCACGCCAAGGGGCTGATCACCTTCAGCGACGCCCCCGATCCAGGAGCCGAGGTAACAGCCGGCTATGAATTCGACGTTCCTGTCCGCTTCGATACCGACCGGATCGCCGTCTCGGTTGCGTCCTTCCAGGCAGGCGAGATGCCTGCGATCCCGGTGATCGAGGTGCGGGTATGACGGTCACGACAATCGCACGCGCCTGGATGGTGCGCCGTGGCGACGAGATGGTTCTGGGATTTACCGATCATGACGCCGCGCTGACCTTTGGCGGGATAACCTTCCGGCCCGATCACGGCATGTCGGCCCGCGCCCTGGTTCAGGCGACGGGACTGTCGGTCGACAATTCCGAGGCCGAAGGCGCGCTGTCTGATGATGCCATCACGGAGAAAGATGTCCTTGCAGGCCGGTGGGATGGTGCCGAGGTCAAGATGTGGGAGGTCGACTGGGAAGATGTCGCCCGCCGCCGCCTAGTCTTCGCCGGCAGCCTGGGCGAGATTGCTCGCTCGCAGGGCGCCTTCCGCGCCGAACTTCGCGGTCTGTCCGAGCCGCTGAACATGGCGCGCGGGCGTGTTTTCCATCCGCGCTGCTCGGCCCGTTTGGGCGACGGCCGCTGCAAGCTGGCGCTGACGGGTGAGACATTCGTGGCCGAGGCCCGGATCACAACCATCGAGGACGGGCGCATCCTGCGCTTTGCCAATTTTCCGGTATACGAGGCCGGCTGGTTCGAAAGGGGCAGCCTGAATGTCCTGAGCGGCGAAGCCGAGGGGCTGAGAGCCACGATCAAGAACGATACAGCATTGCCGGGCGGGCTGCGCGAGATCGAGTTGTGGCAGGGCCTGAGCATCACGCCGGCGGCAGCGGACCGGGTGCGGCTTGTGGCGGGCTGCGACAAGCGTGCCGCGACTTGCCGCGAGAAGTTCGACAATTTTGTCAACTTTCGCGGCTTTCCGCATCTTCCGTCCGAGGATTGGATCATGGCGCCGCAAGCGGGGTATCGTCGTGGTTGAGGATGTGGTCCGCTTCGCGCGCGGGTGGATCGGCACGCCCTATCAGCACCAGGCCAGCACCAAGGGCGTCGCTTGCGACTGCCTGGGCCTGATCCGCGGCATCTGGCGTGAACGATACGGCGCCGAACCGGAGGCGCCGCCACCCTATACGCCTGATTGGGGCGAGGGCGGCGCACATGAAGTCCTGATGGAGGCCGCGCTGCGCCATCTTGTTCCCGTGGCGCGCGAAGATGCGATGCGGCCTGGGGACGTGCTGCTGTTCCGGATGCGCGCCGGAGCGGTTGCCAAGCACCTTGGCATCCTGTGCGAGGCGGGCGAGGCGCCGAGGTTCATCCATGCCTATAACGCCCATGGCGTCATCGACAGCCCGTTGACGACGCCCTGGCAGAACCGGATCGCTGGCCGGTTCCGTTTTCCCTGAATTCTGACCTTAGGAGGCCATCATGGCGACCATCGTGCTGTCCGCCGTAGGCGCGTCGATTGGCGGAAGCTTCGGCGGCGCGGTTCTGGGCCTGTCGGGTGCCGTGATCGGCCGCGCGGTTGGTGCGACCGTTGGGCGGGTCATCGACCAGCGGCTGCTGGGCAGCGGCTCGAAGGCCGTTGAAACCGGCCGGATCGACCGGCTGCGCCTGCAGACTGCGGGCGAGGGTGCGCCCATTCCTCGCATCTGGGGCCAGATGCGGCTGCCGGGGCACGTCATCTGGACCTCGCCGCTTGAGGAGATCGCGCGGTCCGAGGACGCGGGCGGTGGCAAGGGAACGCCGCGGTCCACCGTCACCCAGATCAGCTATCGCCTGTCAGTGGCCCTTGCACTGTGCGAGGGCCGGATCCTGGGGGTCGGCCGCGTCTGGGCGGATGGTGAGGAAATCTCGGCCGATGACCTGAACATGCGCGTCTACAACGGCGACGAGGATCAGCGCCCTGACCCTGCAGTCGAAGCGCATGAGGGCGATATGGCGCCGGCCTATCGCGGGCTGGCCTATGTCGTGCTGGAAGACCTGAACCTCGAGGCTTGGGGCAACCGCATGCCGCAGCTAAGTTTTGAGGTCACGTCGCCTGCGCAGGACGGAAGCGGTCTGTGCCGCGATGTGCGGGCGGTCGCGCTGATTCCGGGCACCGGCGAGTATTCCTTGGCCACCACCGCGGTCAATCAGGACCTGGGCCTGGGCGAGTTGCGCACGACGAACGTCAACACGCCGATGGGCGGCACGGACTTCACGGCCTCGATGAACATCCTGGGGCGCGAACTGCCCAATGTCGGTTCGGTGTCGCTTGTTGTGTCCTGGTTCGGAAGCGACTTGCGGATCAACCGCTGCACGGTCCAGCCGAAGGTCGAGCAGAAGGAGATCGACGGGTCCGAGATGCCCTGGTCCGTCGCCGGGATCGACCGACAGGCCGCAGCCCAGGTCGCGCGGGTGAACGACCGGCCGATCTATGGCGGGACGCCTGCTGACCTATCGGTCGTCGAGGCCTTGCGGTCCATCGCCGCATCGGGGCGCAAGGCGGTGTTCTATCCTTTCATCCTGATGGAGCAACTGGCGGGCAATGGCCTGGCCGATCCCTATGGCGCGCAAGAACAGCCGGTCATGCCCTGGCGCGGCCGGGTCACCACGTCGCGTGCGCCGGGTCAGCCTGGATCCGTCGACGGGACGGCCGCTGCCCAGGCGGAGGTAGAGGCGTTCTTCGGAACGGCGGCGATCAGCGACTTCCGGCGAGAGGGTGACAAGGTCTCGTATCATGGCCCCGATCAGTGGTCCTATCGCCGCTTCATCCTGCATTACGCCCATCTTTGTGCGGCGGCTGGAGGCATCGACGCCTTCCTGATCGGGTCCGAAATGGTTGGCATGACCCAGATCCGGGGCGCAGGGAACAGCTATCCTGCCGTTCAGCAACTGTGCCGCCTGGCCGAAGATGTGCGCGCGATCCTGGGGCCTTCGGTCAAGATCGGCTATGCCGCCGACTGGTCCGAGTACTTTGGCCACCACCCCGGCGGCGGAGAGCTGTTCTTCCACCTCGATCCGCTTTGGTCGCATCCGGACATCGATTTCATCGGCATCGACAACTACATGCCGCTGTCCGACTGGCGCGACGGAGAGGATCATCTGGACGCGAAGTGGGGTCGCATCAGCAACCCCGAATACCTGGCGGGGAACGTCTGCGGCGGCGAGGGCTATGACTGGTATTACGCCAGCGATGCGGATCGGGACGCGCAGATCAGGACGCCGATTACCGACGGCGGCTATGACGAGGCCTGGGTCTGGCGCTACAAGGACCTGGCCGGGTGGTGGCAGAACCTGCATTATAACCGTCCGAAAGGCGTCCGCTCTCGCGAAGCGACGGGGTGGGTGCCTGGGTCGAAGCCGATCTGGTTCACCGAATATGGCTGCGCCGCATTGGACAAGGCCACGAACCAGCCGAACAAGTTCCTGGACGCAATGAGTTCGGAAAGCACGCTGCCCCATTACTCCAATGGGCAGCGGGACGATGCGATCCAGGCGGCCTACATCCAGGCGGTGACCTCTTACTGGTCCAAGCCCGCCAACAATCCCGCACGGGCGGCTGGCGGCCGGATGGTTGTGCTGGACCGGGCGCATGTCTGGTGCTGGGACGCACGTCCTTATCCGGCCTTTCCGGGCAGGCCCGACCTTTGGTCGGACGGTCCGGCCTGGCAGAGGGGTCACTGGCTGAACGGGCGGGCCGGATCGGTCATGCTGGCCGCGGTCATAGCAGATATCTGCCGTGAGGCAGGCGTTTCCAACTTCGACGTAAGCGCCGTCACCGGCGTTGTTCGCGGCTTCCATGTCAACGGGGGTGAAACCGGCCGGGCCGCGCTGCAACCGATCCTGCTGGCGCATGGCATTGATGCGGTCGAACGCGACGGCTGCCTGTGCTTCATCCCGCGCGACGGGACGGTGAAGCGTGCCTTGGGGCGCGAGCATCTGGCGGTTGCAGACGAGGTTCGCGGTCTTGAAACCGTCCGGGCCGCGCAGGCGGAATTGTCGGGGCGGCTTCGGCTGACGCATGTCGAATCGGGCGGCGATTATGCCGCTGCCACAGCCGAAGCCAGCCTGGCCGACGCCCGGGGAGAAACCGTCAGCGACAGCGAGTTTCCGATGTCGCTGACCCGGGCTGAAGGCCGTGCCATCGCCGAGCGCTGGTTGGCCGAGTCAGTCGTGTCGCGTGACACGGCGCGCTTCGTCCTGCCGCCGTCCCAGGCCGATCTTGGGCCCGGCGACGTTGTCCTGATGGATGACGGCCGGGCCGAACCGAAGCGGTGGCGGATCGATCGGGCGGAAAGGGCGGGCGCCATTACGGTTGATGCCGTCCGTGTCGAGCCCGGGGTCTATCGCCAGTCCGCTGCGAACGAGGATGACGCCATTGTCACGCGCTACAGTCCACCGCTGCCGGTCTGGTCGCTGTTCCTGGACCTTCCGCTTCTGAAAGGGGATGAGCAGCCCCATGCCCCCTATCTGGCGGCAACGGCAAAGCCTTGGCCGGGATCGGTCGTCGCCTATTCCTCGGTCGAGGACGAGGGAGGGTTCGAACTGAACACCACCTTGCGGCGCCGCGCCTTTATCGGCCGGACCGAAACGGTTCTGCGTCGTGCCCGCGCTGGCGTACTTGACCGAGGAGAGCCCTTGCGCATCCGCCTGAAGGACGGCGCCCTGCGGTCGGTCGGTCTGAAGGCTTTGCTGGCAGGAGGAAACGCCTTGGCCATCGGCGACGGATCGCTGGAGAATTGGGAAGTCATCCAGTTCGCCAAGGCCGTCCCGGTCGAGAGAAACCTGTGGGAGATCAGCGACAGGTTGCGTGGCCAGGCTGGGACGGACGGAACCATGCCGGACGTCTGGCCGGAAGGCAGCATCGTCGTCTTGCTCGACGGAGCCGCGCAGCAGGTGACCCTGCCGCCATCGGCTAGGGGGCAAGACCGCTTCTGGCGGATCGGACCTGCGCGTCGGCCCTTCGACGATCCCAGCTATCGCGCGAAGACGACGCGGGTGCGGGGCATCGGGTTGAGGCCTTATGCGCCCTGTCACCTGCGGCTCGACGGTCGGGTGGTCAGCTGGATCCGGCGCAGCCGCATCGATGGCGACGGCTGGGACGGGGCCGATATCCCTCTGGGCGAGGTTCAGGAGCGTTACCGGATCCGCATCCTGCAAGGCGGCATCATCCGGCACGAGGCCGAGGTCGGGCGGCCCGACTATACACTGCCCGAGCAGGTTTGGGCCGATGCCCTTGCGGGTGGCACTTTCACTGTGGCCGTAGCGCAGCTGTCCGACCAGTTCGGGCCCGGCCCCTTTGCCAGGAGGATTTTCAATGACCAATGA